AGATAAAAACCAGACGCCGGAGCTACAGAACCTGGAGCACCAGCACAGTATATCTTAGCTCCGTTATACGAACCACACGTTCCCGTCTCTGAGCTTGCACTCACAGGGAGTACAATGATACCTCCAATAACACCACCACTGCAAGCTCGATACTTCTCCACATCAATACGTGCCTGTTGACGACCATTCCCACTATCCATGTAGGAATTAGCAAACGTAAAGCTAGTATAACCCAAGGCCGTAATAGAACACACTGCTATAGCCGGTGGCTTACCACCAGAGAGAGTCATAGGACTTCCCTGTACTAGAGAAAAGACTCCCCCTGTGGGAGACAGCGTTAATACGTACTGCGGAGCATGAAGAAGAAGACCCGGAGAAGGGCCATTAGGCCCGTTATAACATGGATACGAGGGATCACTAGGTATTTGACACGTTTCCTCATTTAAGTCATTCCATACCTTCGGCAAGAAAGGAAGAGAAGCATTGCTAGTTGGGATATTATAAGATGCCGAGACTTGACTGGAATCCGTAAAGCCTGTTGCTCCCGCTATCGCATACAATGTTTCTGAACTCGGAACTGTGACTGGGCCGGTGTAATGCGTCCCATTCGTACAGCTCGTCCCTCCTGTGGTAGACATCGCACTGCCAGTCGTATTCGTACAGATGAACGCGCTTGGAGTCGCACTGGAAATAACGACCGACTGAGCCGAGCTATACGTTCCCGCTGGTGGGCTGAAAGTTGGGTTAGCTGTGGCACTCGTAGCAGCGTAACAAGTAGCCGCATTGAATGCAAGTAGTGTATTCGATCCATTAGAAGGACCACCCATTACGTTGTAATAGCAAGCTGCCGCTGGATTGTTCTGAGCATATCCACCGGGACCGCTGCCACCACTAATACCGGGGCCATTCACCGGATAGGAATTAGAACCGAACCATGCTGGCTTTGACGCCAGATAGAAAGAAGATGGCAGCGTGGTACTAGGACTACTTATATTCGCAGCCAGCGCACTAGAGCCGCTGCCTTGTTGTGCTGGAGAACCTTCACCTGCGTTGAAGCGTGGAGTTCCGCCGTTGAACGTGTCGTAATTCCCCCAACGCATCAACGAGGCAAGCACGATGGAATCGTTGTTGGGATTCCCCGGCGTCCTGCATTCCGTTTCCGCAAACCCAAGTTGATAAATCGTCGTGTCGCATTGTGATGTTCCGCTAGTAATCTGGTACTGATTGAAGACACCGGGAGTCCCTAGCACATTGCCAATAATATTCCAGCCTCTGCACCCCTGCTGCAGAGTGACCGGCTGAATATTAAGGGATGTTAAGTTAGAACTCGCATTGTAGGCTTGGTTGTGGCCCTGCCCGGTTAACCAGTTGCGGAAGTACGTGTTGAGGTTCGCCGTTCCCCATTCGTTGTCACAATAGATCGCGCCTTCAAACTGGTTTCCCTCCCACAAATTCATATGGCCGCCCGCGTTGTGCGAGGCGTAGGGATCGGCTTGCCAAGCGGCAGTGTAGTACCAGTCGTTGATCGAGAAATTGTAAGCGTAGACGTTGCCGGAAACATTGTCCGACTGAATCGGCGAGGGGATGAGTTGAAAGATATTATTCTGGACGAGCAGATCGGACGTGATCCACCCACCTACTCCATAGTCTGAGCCGGGTGAGGATGCGTTGGTAAGGTAGAAATAGTTGTTAATAATAGAGCCGTGTGAGGACTGATAGGGCCAAATGAAGTATTCGTCAGGAGGTCCGCTGTTCTCTAGTGTCACTCCTTCGACCCAGAACTGATCGACGTTGTTGAACGAGATACCTGATTTCCCTGTGATGGTTCCGAAGTTTAACACGCAAGTGCCGAGACAGTTGACTCCGACGTTTGAAATGCGCCCTGTCCACCAGATGCCGGGAGTCTGCGAAACGCGATAGTTCGTTGCCTTGATAGGCTGCGTCAATGTCAACGTAGAACCGCTCACCGATCCAGAGAGCACTTCGGTCTGACCATAATCAGCGGTTACGTAATTGGTTGCGCCATTCCATGTTGGCGACCCGGAGATAGTGCGACCGTTAATATTGCCCGACGATCCGTTAGCCTGACAAGAATTAGAGCCACCGCTATAGTCGCAAACGAATACGCCGCCCGTATCTCCAGCCTGCCCGTTGGTCGCGCCATCATTCGCTTGGTCGAGTACAAAGGTAAATGCACCGGAAGGTGGAGTACCCGGACATGTGCCTAACGTCAGGGATGTCGAACCTTGCGTGAACCCAGAAAGCACGGGGCAATTCGATGTCCCGCTGGACTGCGGCAATACCGCAGTCGAACCCTGATACCAATTGTTTGATGGTGGCTCGAAGCAAATCACGGAACCATCGGCCACGCATCCACTACCGGAAGTGAAGTTCAACGTCGTCCCGTTCGCCAATCGCAACTCCGTGCCGGGAATCTGCACGAGAATTTGCGACAGACCTGTGAACGTGCCACTAACTAGGACATAGGTATTCGCAGAGCAACTTGTGTAGCCAGCGCCTGTATGGTTCAATGCGCCCGCGATTGTGGAAGAGGTGCCAGATGTAATCGTAGCTCCGCACTGCGTCCATGAACCGGACGGAATCCCGCCAGTCACTCCCGCATAGGACCAGTTTGTATAGCGTCCAGTGCTCAAGATAGTGCTCTGTCCATAGGCCATTGTCCAGCCCACACAGCACAGCGCGAACAAAACAAACAGAAGCTTCCTTTTCATTGTATCACCTGTACATCCATACTTGTAAGATTAAAAGTCTGCCCAGTAATCCACGAAGCAGGCATACTTATAGAAACTGGGTATGGAAGATTCGTACTGTACGTAACAGTCTGTGTCGCTGTAGTAAAATTTCCACGTTTATTATACGTGGGACTTCCATTAGATGTTTGCGTATTAGTCTCCGCAAAGCCCCACGATGTTGCAGAAGCTGAACCAAATGAAGTTGGTCCTAGTTGTATATTACATTCCAACGCCCAATAACCACTTGTGGCTGTACTGGTAAGTGACCATGGTTGTATGGTAGGACAAATACCTGTAGTATTCCCCGCAGTCACGTTAAAACTAGCTACAGGTGCCCCTGTTCCTGGTACAACATACGTACCGTGTGCCTGTATTTTTATAATAGCTCCAGCGGACGTACACACAGGAGAGACACTAATAGTGGTAGCGAATGTTGTTGTACCCGGACTGGTACAGGAACCAGACGAAGGACATATTTGATCCGTAGTTATTGGTAGAGTACCCGGAAATACATGATGAATACACGGTCCCGTATACGATGCAGTTGGTGCATCTAGTTGAATTTGCCCACTTGTCGTAGTAGTAACTGTTACCGTACCTGTCCCACCCGACACTACGCTACCTACTACAGGATGCCCAGAAGGAGCACCCATTAAGAATTGTCCCTGCCCAAGTGCTCCTGTACTCTGCAATAAAGGAGTGCTGGCGTTATCAAAATACGTAGTCCCGTACTGCGTTCCAGTAATATTCAAATTAGGAACCGCCGCACCACTACTTGAAGCACCACTCACGGAGAAGATGCCTTGAGCTGCACTTCCTCCATTCAAATTAGGTGTTACTGACGTAATTGTACCTGTGCCACCACCTGTTACGTTTACAGTAAGAACATTAGTCGCTGCACTTACAGTGGCGTTTCCTGTACCTACTACGTTAATTACACCGGACGTATTAGGTACTAACGCTGTTCCATTTCCTTCAATAACGAGTGGAAATCGGAGCCATCCAGCATTGTTTATATTGCCATTAATAGTTCCCGTAGACGCTTCTACACCAATAGCAGAATTTCCCGATCCAATCGTAGGAAGCGCCACACTGCTAATAGGCCACACTATTTCATTAGGATCAGCCGCGTCGTTAATTCCAACTGCTCCTGTAGCCTGATTCGGAGGCGTAGTCGTTGAATTTATAACCCAGCCATACGATATACTAGGACACGCTCCACTGTGACAGGAGCCGGTGCTTCCATTTGAGTTGACTCCTATTTGTAGTGGGTTTCCATATATCCACGTAGAGTTTCCTGCACCAAGAGTACCACTGTTCTGATTAACAAAGCCCGATCCTAGAAGGGCATTCCCAATCATAAAATTAGCGACAAAATTAGGATTGTCTACGAATATCGCATCTTGTGCGTTATCTCCCATTTGCGCGTAACCGGAACCACTACTCCCACTTACAAAGCCTCCACCAATAAAGCCCCATGAAGTAAGGGCATTTCCTATGCTAAACAGCGTACTTGTTATAATGGCTGGATACAACGGAGTCCCAAATGTAGCAAGAGGAGTTCCTGTATTCGTAGCACTTCCATTCACGTTCACCACAGTAAATGTAGTAGTCGTGGACGCAGTTACGGTTAAGCCTGTAAAATTATTACACGGTGCCGTACATGAATAACCGGAATTAGACACCACATATCCTACAAGAGCATTCGTCTGTAATTCTGGCTGCGAAGTAGCAAACGAATACGTCCATGACGTACTTACGTTAGTAGGAGCCGTACTCGTACTTAGAAACAACTTCGTCGAATTAAGAGTCAGGTCTTGTGCGTTTCCAGCACTATCTAAGGTAAGTATATCTCCAGCGTTAGTAGGATTAGATAGATTCGTACTTAGTATAAATGCTCCGTTTCCTGATGGAGTTCCTCCTCCTCCTCCGCCACCACTCCCCACTATAGTAACCGCTCCCGCAGCGTTGATATACTTAAGTGTATTCAACGTCACATCAAGCCACTCCACACCGGGACTCTGTGCTACTTCGGAATCTATATATGCTTTTGCTATAATAGGCTGTGCCACTACTTTAATAGCATTCACATAATAATTAAGAGCCACACTCAAGTCAACAGAAGCTCCTACTACTAACTGGGAGGGAATTTGTTGACACGCAGCGTTCGTATTAGAACACAGAGTAAAGAGCCACGTTCCCCCAGAAGGAGCCACTTGAAGTAAGTTAGCGAGATTGAGTGTGAATGTACCTCCACTATTTAACGCAGCGGAGAGAGAAGGCCCGTGTTCTACTATGGGAAGCTGTGTTGTATTACTGATTGGTATGATACCTGTTTGATTAGATGGCCTCTGATAATCTGCTTGCACTGTTCCATTGGAGAACAACGTGCCATTTGGATCGTGAATAGTTGCGGTAACTGTAGTAAGGGCTTGGCTCCACGTAAGAGAGGAGAGGAAGAGGAGCGCGGTTATCAGGAATATTTTTTTGAAAAACTTCATAATAAATACACTCCTCTTAGTAAACTACTCGGCCTGTTTCAGTTCGCTGCCACACGACCCGCCGAACTCGGTGGCTACGGCAGCGTCGATGCAAGCATTGATGGCGTCGGCGGTCACAACGTCGCCACCACCGGGAGGTGTGAAAGTGACTTTGCCGTGAAAGACTACGGGAGGGTTGACGGGTTTCTGTTTTTCCGTTGCCATTGTGATTCTCCTTAAAGTGTGGTGTTTTGATAGATTACTGTGATTTTAAGAGTGCCATCACCGAGGGTGAGGGAGCCGATGCCGGTTGTTTCGAGATAAATACCCAGTCCCGTCACGTCGGTTACTGCATTTATCTGCCCGACAGAACCAACAGCCGCAACCGGTATGGTCACAACTTGACTGGAAGTTTGATCTACAAAGCCAGTGAAGGTTGCATAGGACAGCAGATACTCAGCACCCGAAGCTCCTATGCCAATATCCAATTGAGGATTGCCCACTATGGTATACGCAGTCGTCCCAAACACGTATTCCACCGTCGCCTGTATCGGAGAAAAGTAATGCCCTGCCACTCCCGCCACAAGCTGCACCGATGTAGTATTCAGCGCCTTCAACTGCGCTGAGGTCACAGTTACCGTAGCCGAAGAAAATGCCGACGACCCGCCGCTGGCGCTAATTATCCCAGTCGTGGTAATGTTCGTGGGGCTACAGGTCACGCCAGTGCCGCAAGTAATAGAAGTAACAGTACCCGAACCACCACCACCCGGATTAGGATTATACGCCCATCCAAGATACTGTACTTGAACACTAGAACTAGCACTTAGCGCAGTCACATCAATACGCACATACGCAGCAAGAGTCTGTGCGCTAATAGCAGACTGCCCATTCGTAGTACAAGTCCCAGTTATTAAATCTGTCCATGTAGTATTATCTGGACTGGTTTGCAGTTTTACTGTACAAGACGCAGGACTCCCTGTAACTGTCCATCCTATTTGATGCCAGCCTATAGATGAGTTCTCGGAGATACCTGTATCTGCTGCTACGCTCGTAGTCACGAACGTGCGGGAGGCATTATATCCCGTTCCGCTTAATTGGCCGAAAGCCGACCCTATAATAAGGATAAGCGGTAAAAGATGTTTAAGAAGTCGCTTCATCGCCTATCTCCTATGATTTGTGATAGATACGGACCACCCCACCTGTGATCCCGTTCGCGGGTATCTTGATACCATTCACATTACCAAGATGCCCCGAACGCACCGTTTCAAGGTCCGCAGCGCCCTGCCCGAACCAAAGCTCTTTGCCATTCGTTCTAATAAGCTCACAACTATTAGATGCAGACGAATACTCCGAGAACGAAATCTCCCAGATATGTATATTCCCCGTCCACACAATAACAGCCACGCCTACTACATCTGAGGCAAGTATAATTAGAGGATTCCCTGTAATGTCCACATTGCCTCCTTAGAGTGTCATAATGTTATAGGTGATACCTACAACAAGAGAACCGCCACCTACGGTAAAATTAGTCCCTGGATTGACGAGATAGAGATTCTGCGCCAGTCCTACGGCATCCGTCTGACTCGCAATAGTAGAGATAGCTATATTAGCGAGAACAGCATTAGCTGTCCCACCAAGAATAGCAGACTGATCTGCACACGCATATACTGCATTCGCCACAGGCCCATACGAAACACGCATAGTCCCACCAGTAGTTGTATACGCTGCTGTCGCGTATAGATAATGAAGCGAAATAGACTTAGGAATAATAATCCAATTATTATTCGCTACTGCTGGATACAAAGGAACTGGAGCTATGTACGTTAACTGAATGGGAGTTGTATGTAGTGCCAAGAGCTGAGCCGAAGTAATAGCTACTCTTGCCGTAAATTCCGGTTGTCCCGTAGCAGTTACTCCTACTACTCCGCCGTAAGAGGGAATAACAAAACACTCCACGTTATTTGAATCAAGCAACCTATTTACCGGGTATCCCTGCTCCGCTGCTGGTGCCATAATTGCTCCTTCTTAGAAATTTATAAAGTCCTCACCACTAGTACCTACGTCTGGATCAGTAAGCTTTGGATCAGGTTCAAGTTCGTGAGTAGGAGTTTCAAAGGCCCGAATAATGGTCATCTCTCTGTCTCCTACTAGTGGATCAAATCCAGTATCGAGGCAGTTCTCGTTACATAAAAGCAAGCCACGCTGCCAACTCATATTAGCTAGATGATACACCACACCGCAGCGTGAGCACGTATGCCACGGTCCAAAGTGCCAGCTTCGTTTTCCGCGTGGTGCCATATAAGAACCCCGAAGGGGAAGCGCCTTTCCATTATTAAATTATTAACAGGTGGCTAGAAAGGAGCTTCCGACCATACTAACCACCCGTCCTTCGTGGCGACCCTACGGCACCTCGAAGAAGTGAAGCTTACTAAGGACCGTTGCTGCCCCACGTTCCTAGCCAATTTGCAGGTCCGACGCTGAATCGTGTACGAGTCTTCTGTTTGAGAGAATCCGTATCGAAATCATCATCCATGTCCGTAGTAATAGCTTCCCTGCGATAGAACTTAAGATGGTGCAGTGACTTATCACACAAAGCATACCACGGTGTATCCGCAGTAAGATAGTGGCTCTCCATATAGCCGAGATCTTCGCCAAGGAGAGAGTTAATCTCATTGGTAGAAGTTCCCGGTTTCCCCGGACTTCCCAACAGTTCACGGGCAAGAAATCTATTCGCCGGAGCAATAAGAATAGCCTTCGGCTTGTAGATAATTGGCATACCCATTCCATCAATAAGACGCTCAAATTGATTCGTCATTAACTGAATAGCCGCGAAGCTTAGGTCAACATCTACAGCGGGTCTATTAGGATACGTACCCGGTGCGGAAATAATATTCGAGACACCCGGCGCATAATTAGTAACCGCTGGTCCACCTAAGAGAGGATGTTGATTGTAAAAGAGAGGAACACCGTCAATAGATTTCACAGAAGCGAAGCCCTGATTAAAGACATTCCATGCTACCATTTCTTCCGTGAAGCGCATACTTCGAGCTAGTGCCTTTGGAATCTGCTTTACTATTCCGAGCTGGTCGTCATCGTAAAGTTCATAACTAACACGAGCCGCCAAAGCGTAAGTAAGGTGAATAAACCGGAATGTACCGCCTTGTACAAACTGAGAGTACGCTACAGGCGTATTCTCCGGCTTCTCCGGTGCAGGAGGCATACCAGCAAATTCGAGTTCATCCTCGTATGCCTTGGTTGAATTTTCAATGTGGAAGATGGCAGGGTACTCCAACTCGCGCTGTGTAGTATCTATCCACTGATTAAATACCTTTCTTCCAATTGGAGCTAATAGTTGCTGATACTGGCCCCTCACCATCGTCATAGTAAATCTCCTTTATTAAAAGTGGGGGCACGAAGCCCCCACCAGTTTATATTACTAAACGTGCAAGAACTGCTCCTGTCCAAGCAGCACTTGGAATAGAACATTCCCGTTTGGCACACCTGCTCCAGAAATTGGATCAAAACCAACGATGACTACTACGGTAGACGTACCTATGGAAGTCTTTCCACCATCGACATAATAGTAGTTATTAGCATCCGCAGTAAGCCCAAAGGACTCTCCTAGCATTGCTTGTGTTGGAGTGTAGTTAGAACCGGTATTATTGTCAAACTGACCAATAAAGATAGTGTCTGCATTTGCTTCCGTGAAGATAGTACGTCCGTCACTAAATGGAGAACCTTCTGCAATAAATACAGCAGATGGCTCAAATTGTGGATTACCAAAGGTATAAGCCGTTCCAGGTTGAGGAACAGAACCAAATGGTTGCGCGGGTGCGCTTGCACCTACGGTGCCACTAAGATTCTGGCCATTCTGCTTGGCAAAGCCTACCAAGCCAGTAGTGTTGCCCGGTGGCGTGCCAGATGGAACAGGTGTAGTCCATGCCGTAACATAGCCATTCACAAGAGTAAGAGGATTACCTTGTAGAAATGTCTGCCCGTTTGCTTCTGGAATAACCTGCGTCCGGTCAGTATTACCAGAACGAGTCTGATAAGCCTGAATAATAAGATGCGTTGAAAGATTCGCTGCCATTTCTTAGCTCTCCATAGGATTAAAGAACTCAAGCTTAGCACCCGGATGTGTCGTCATTGCCTTTCGATACTGTGGCGTTGAAGACACTTCGCTCTCTGCCCCCTTCACAGCATGACGTAGAGCATTATCCACTATGCTAATTGAGGTCTGTAGGTTCTGCTTATAGTGACTCATAAGCCGAATTTTATCCACTTTCATCAAGACGGTATCGTAGTTAAGTATCTTCCCACCGTCATCAATGATTCCTTCTGTAAGTGCATCTTCACCACCCTCTATGTCATCAAGAGTAGCAAAGTCGAAGCCCCAATGTCTATAACGTGCTATGTTCGATGCGTTCACGTTAGTTGAGTTCGCAGACTTAACTGGCCCATTAGCGTAGTAACACCAACGAAGCACGATGGATGAAGATTTTGGCTTAAGTTTAGTAGCCGCATCGTCATTGAGTGACTTAGCTACGATGGGATATTTCATCAACGTAGTCTCGTCCAAGTCGTCAAGATTGATCTTATCTGACGTAGTGCTCTGCACAGTAGACTTCTTAAGTTCTGGAGCTTCTGCATCAAACACCGCACTCGTAGCCTGTGCTGCAATAGATGGCTTCACAGGACCAGCAGTAGGTTTTGTAAACATATTATTAGGCATAAGTTGTCACCGCCGTGCTGTTGGGAAGCTCCTTCTCCTTCAAATAATCTTCGGGAGAAATGCCCCACTTCTTAGCTAGTTCCAGTTCGTCCTTAGAAAGAACATCTTCGGGCTTCTTCTTTACTTCTGTATTAGAATGCCCATTTCCACTAGTCTGCGGCTCTACAAAGAATGTTTCTCCTTGCTTCGCTATCTCATCTACGTGATCGGCAATTATGATCTTATAGATATTCTTAATAAGCTCAGGATCTTGCCTGTTTGTAAGTGGTTGTTTATCCCACATCTCTTTAATATCCTTCTCGTACTTAGAAAAGGCGCGCGCACCACTTGCTTTGAAGTTGTTATAGTTATTCTCCGCACGCATAGTAGCCATTGTCACGGCAATGCCGCCAATGGATTTATTGATTTCCTTCTTAGTCGCACCTTCTGGATCAAGAATCCAATCTGGAGATTCCTCTACATTCGATGTAGATGGCTCCGGTTTCGTTGTTCCTTGAAGCTTGGCCGCAAGATTAGTAAGCTGCGTCTTCATTTCATCAATGGATGCGGACGAAGCCATGTTCTTAGTAGCCTCCGTCACAGCATTCTTAATCTTATCGTCCAAGCCTGCCACTGCTTCCGCAGTCTTAGAAAGGACTTCTGGATCAAGCCCTGCTTTCTTAAAATCTTCAAGTTTCATTTCACCCCAAGGCATATACTAAGCTCCTTTTTCTTTCTCGTTCTTCATGTACTGTTCTAGCTGTGCCTTCATATTCGCTATTTCTCTAAAGGCTGCAATCCGTCCCCTGTAAAGATCCGAAAGATCGTTGTTATTCTTATCCCGTGGCCCCGTCGCTAATCTGTTCAAGTCCGCCATAATTAGCTCAGACTGGAACTGCTGTAGGATCGCGGCTTCCGGCTGGGACAGATACACCAGTAGCTTTCCCGCCTGTGGGACTATTAAACGGAACCACGGCTGCGCCTCCCTCTGCTTCTTGACTAGCTCCTCCAGCTCCACCGCCTGTTGGTCCTGCTCCCCCTTGTTGTCCACTTGAAGCTCCTTGTTTTTCGATTATCTTCCGTTCTGGAAGCATTCTACTTATATCATCGTGACCGAAGTTACGAAGAATCCGTGCCATTAAGAGAGACGAAGAATCAATCCATCCTATAAGGAAATCCTTAAGCTCTGGAGGAAGTCCCGGATTACCCACGGACTGTAGTATCTGACTCACTCCCATATGGTGCCGCTGCATTACTTGTGTAAGCAGCATATCATTCTGTTTCTCTAGCTCTTTGTTAATTGACGCAGTAGCACTTCTGATCGGCAGTATAAGCTTCCCTGCTTTAACATTATCAAGAGCCATTTTAAGAAACTTAGCTCTCTCTCCGAAAGCTTGTAGCCGTTCTCCAACTCCAAACTCGGCGTATTGATTAAGAAACTTCCGTCCGAGTTTATGATGAGTGTATCGGCAGTCCGTAATATTGAGATTAACTCTCCTATTTCCTGCTTGCATAACTGAGAAGGTTCCCATAGCTGAGTATATTCCTTTTTTAGCATTCTGGGTTCCCCCTCCTGCACCACTAAAACCAGGGTCATCTGTACCAGCCCTAGACTTAGCGAGTGATAATGTCATACCTATTTCATCCATGTTTGACGGGTAGTTAGCACCAAGTTGGATTTTTTCAAGTTCCCCTTCGCTTGCGGGGATAAGTGCGTTAGGATATATCGAGAAAATTGCATCAAGTTTAGAGTTCGGGTCAATTCGGAATATACTGGTATTAGCAAGCGTCCTGTTGTCGTTTTTTTGGTTATAAGCAGTAGCAACGTCAGCTTGGTAGTATTCCAGCATCTCACATAGCCCGTACCCGTAGAGTCCATCATCTGTATATCCGAAGCGGGACATTTCCCAAGGTTCTTCATTTTTAGGATAGAAATTGAAAATAGCCCTCATCACGGTATTACTTGCAAGATGATAGGAGTATATCAACTTATGCTTGTGTCCATTGTGCCAATAAGGAAACCAGCACTCGTATATATCCCACTCCGCATTTCCGTAACCATCTGCTGTCTTAGCTCCTGTAGCTTCCTCACGTTCTCTCTGTGTATGCGTTGGCCCTGGTCTGTCAGGACTAGCAAGAAAAGCAGTCTCAGCGTCTTCCTTATTCTGGCTCTCTTTACCTTTAAGCTTATAGATTCCCTTATGAAACCGCTCCATGAGTTTCTGTTTCGTTAATGTAATAATACGATACTTAAAATCCGCACTCTCTATCGTAGATGCTGAGGGCGTAGCCGCCCATTTCTCAAACTCAATCTTCTCAGGACGTGGACCTTCGTACTTAGTAAAGTCCCTAAATGCAGTCTTTCCTTCTACTTCACCTACTATATCGCATTCTACATCTTGCACCCAAGGCAGCGCATACATGACTGTCCCAAATTTGACACACTCATCTACACCCTGACTCTCCACCCTATAGAGATCAAGCTCATTAGGTTCAAGTCCTACATAGTTCATAAACTCCTGGACTGCCTCTTGTTGTTCTCCTCCATGCGCTTCCTGTGTCCAGTCTCCTACTAGTTGTGTATTCCACAGAGGCATAATCTCGAAGATAGTTCCTAAAATACGTGCTCGTATAATGTCACAGTTCTCACCGATTAACTGAATAATGATATTAGAGGCATTCTTCCAGGGGAAGTTTTTAACTTCCTCCTTTGGTCTGCCTCTATAAAGACGACGCCACTTCGGAAGCTTAGACTCATGCAAGTCCCTAAGACCATCCTTAAGGGCTTGAATGTGTTCCTTGACATACACTTCTAGCGCCTTGTTCTCGTCGGTGCCGAAGTCTACGTTTGTGGGTGTCACTATCATGGTTATGCGCCTACCTCGATGATACTGAACCAACTGGAGTAACTAAGTGCTTAAGCTGTGCAGTATTCCCGGCAGTGTCATTTACGTCAATAAGGACCGTACCTGAACCTGCGGCGGTGGGAGTACCGGAAAGAACAAGGTTATTATTCGAGTCCATACTTAGAGCAAGACCCGGAGGCAACTGCGACGGCGAAGAAGCATCCACACTAGGAGTATATGGCGGAACTCCACCACTAACTGCTCCCAGCGGCGAAGACCCCGCCACTCCCTGTGTGAAAGACGCGCTACCACTCGTAGGCGTGATAGCCAGCGAAGAACCCACAGGATTAACTACTAGAGAAAGAGTAAACTGAACTTGACTCATAAATTGTTCTACTTCCTTTCTGTGCTCAATAAACCACTTGATAAGACTAAGGAACTCGCAGATAGTACACTTCTTATTTACTATCCCTTGTTCCATGTAGATACTCCCTGCACTACACCGGAGTTGTTCCTTGTAGCTACTCCCTGAACCACACCGGAGTTATTCCATGTAGCTGCTCCCTGCATCGCACCAACGCCAACGGCTTCGCCAATGGCTTTGAGTGCTTTGAGTAGATCATCCCCAAAATGGGAGAGAGTAAATCTACCTGTTTTAAGTCCTTCCTGCGCCTGTGCAAGAGTATAGGGCTTACCGTGTATATCGTAAGTCTCCTCCTTC